ATCCCGTTGACCTCGGCTGGCGACGCCGCGTTCCTGGTGCAGTGCGCGGCCGCGGCCAACCAATTCGCCTACCGTCGCAGACTCGAGGCCGGCTACCTCACCGACGAACTGCATACCAGCCCAGGCGCCGACGTCACACTAGGCACCATCATGATCGGCGCGGCCTACTTCCGGCAGCGCGGCAGCTACAACCAGATCGCATCATTTGACGGCATGGGCGTCGCCCCGCCGCAGGGCCTGTCGCCGATGGTCATGCAACTGCTCGGGATCAACCGCCCACAGGTCGCCTAATGGCCTACACAGATCTCTTCAACGAAGCGCTGGACGATCTCGCCGCGACGTTGACCACCATTTCGGGCCTGCCAGTCGCCACAGACCCAAGGAACATCGTTCCTGGCTGCGTACTGATCGAGGCCCCATCATTTGAAGCGTTCAACTACAACATCGTCCGACTGTCATTCCCCTGCACGTTGATCGGCTCGGGACCAGGCAACCTGGACGCCCTGCGCGCCCTGCTCGCCATCGCAGCCAAACTGCTGACCAAGAACGTCGCGGTCACCGAGGGCCGGCCCAGCATCGCCAACATCGGCGGCACCGAACAACCGGCCTACAGTCTCACCATCCAAATGCAAGCACAGACAGGCTGATCATGAAGTACCGCATCGTTTCACCCCGCATCGGCACCCCAGGCGAAATCTACGAACCGCCAGTGTGGGTCAACCTTGGCGTCCTGATCGACGGCGGCTTCATCGAGCCGATCAGCACACAAGACACCGAAAAACCTGCTAAAAAGGCACCCAGCAAGAAAGTGGAGAACTGACCCATGGCTACCAGCACCTACCTCGCCAATCCCGTCGTCACGGTGAACAGCGTCGATCTGTCCGACCAATGCACCGCGGCGACGTTCAACCGCGTCATTGAGTCCCTCGAGGCAACCGCGTTCGGCGACACCGAGCGCAAGTACACAGCCGGCCTCGGCAACCACGAACTGACGCTGACGCTGTACATGAGCTACGCCGCGACCGAGACCTACGCCACCCTGTCGGGCCTGGTCGGCACCACCACTACCGTCATTGTGAAGCCTGCGGCAGGTTCTGAGTCGGCCACCAACCCCGGATTCACCCTCACCGGCTGCTACCTCGAGACGCTGCCCGTTGTGGACGCCGCGCTGGGGGAACTCAGCACCATTGACGTCGTTTTCACGGGTGGCGCGTACACCGCCGACGTCACGCCGTAATCACCGCCTAATCAGCAAGGGGAAACCATGCAACTCACACTCGACGTCTCATTCATTGACGGCAACCGCTACCAGGTCAAAACCAACCTGTACACCATCGTCGCGCTCGAACGCCGATTCAAGATCCGCGCCAGCGACCTTGAACACGGCATCGCCATGGAACACCTGGCATTTCTCGCCTACGAAGCCAGCAAACAACACGAAATCGTCGTGCCAGTCGCATTCGACGACTTCATCAAGAAACTGGCCGCGGTTGACGTCCTCGAGGCCGACGACGCAAACCCTACGCCCGCGGCACAGTAGGCCGCACACTCGCACAACTACTGGTCGCAACCGGGTTCTGGCCACCAGGCCACCCATTCGAGGCAAAAGAACTTGCTACCGTGGTCTCAGTGTTTGAAGAACAAGCAAAAGAGGCCCGCCGTGCCAGTCGGCGCTAGCGTCCGCGTTGATGGCGTTGGCGCCGTCCTAGCTGATCTCGCCAAGATTGACCCCGAAATCAAAAAGCAGATCCGCAAGGACGCCCGCGAAATCACCAAACCCGTCATCGAGGATGCCAAAAACCGCTATCCGTCAGTGCAAAAAAACAACCCGCCGTTGCGCGGCACTGCATACCCTTGGTACGCCAAAAACGGCCCCGAAGCCGGTGGCGGCCCGTTCCCATTTGACGTCAGACGCGCTCGCCGCGGCTTGCGATTTTCAGTCCAGTTCAACCCCCGCGTCACGATCATCCGCGTACGCCAGGTGGACGGCGCCGCCATCCTGCTTGAGTCGGTCGGTAAGAACGGCAACCAATCCGGCCTGGCGAAAGCTGTCGCGTTTCGCTACGGCAACCGCGACAGGTTCCTATGGGCGTCGGCAGAAAAGAAGGTTCCGAACGTCAGGCAAGAAATCGCCGAGTCGATGCGGACTATGATTCGCAACTACAACTACCGAAACAGGTAATCCGTGGCCGCAATCACTATCCCCATCATCAGTGAGTACAACGACAAAGGCGTCAAACGCGCCCAGAAGGCGTTTGCGAACCTGAAAAAGGAAGCCGGGTCCCTCGGCAAGGCAATCAAATCCGCAATGCTTCCAGCGGTCGCAGCGGTCGGCGCCCTGGCCGCGGGATCGGTCGCCGCGGTCAAAGCCGCGGTCGAGGACGCCGCCAGCCAAGAGATGCTGGCCAAGCAACTGCGCAACACCACCAAAGCCACTGACGCCCAGATCGCCGCCAACGAAAAATTCATCGCCGGCCTCGAGATCGCAACCGCCACGGCCGACACCGAACTGCGCCCAGCGATGGCAACACTGTTGCGAGCCACCCGCGACACCGCCAAATCACAGAAATTGCTGCGCACTGCCATGGACGTCAGCCGCGCAACCGGCAGACCATTGACCCGCGTCGTTGAAAGCATTGCCCGCGCCTACGGCGGCAACGTCCTGGCGCTTGCCAGGCTTGACCCCAGCCTGCGCGATTTTATTGACAAAACCACAACCGCCGATCAAGCGATGGAACGACTTGGCCGATCAGTCCGCGGCGCATCAGACGCCTACCAATCCACCCTGCAAGGCCGGCTGGACCTACTCAAAATCCAATTTGAAAACATCATCGAGCAGATCGGCTACGCACTACTGCCACTGTTCGAACGTTTCGCCGCATTTCTCAGCAACACACTGCAGCCCTACGTCCAGAAACTCGCCGACGCATTCAGCGAACAAGGCCTGTCAGGCGTTTTGAAGATTCTTGGAAAAGACCTGTTTAAAAGCTGGCAGAACGCTAAAGGCATGAACGGCGCCTTGGTTGATCTGGCTGGCACTGCCGCCCTGCTGTTTGCAGTGTTTCGAGGCGCGGCAATATTTACCGCATTCGTCGCCACCCTGAAGGCCGCGGCCACTGCTGTCAGCGCCCTGGGCGGCGCATTCACAGTATTCGCAGGCGCATCAACCGCCGCCATCGTCGGCGCATTTGCCCTCGCCGCAGTCGCAGTCCTGTCAGTGGTGGCCGCGCTACGCGACCCAGCGTTCCGCACCGCATTCGGCGAAGTACTCGCAAATAGCGCCAAACTGATCGCCAACGCATTCATCGGCATGTACAAAGTAATCCGATTTGTACTTAATCAAATTATTAAGGTGTTGCGCCTACTGCCAGGCGGCAAATCATTCGGCTTTTTGCCCGACGTCGATTTCCGGCAGTTCACTTTTGACGCTGGCGCCCCCACATTCGGGACACCTCGAGCATTCGAACAATCAGCGCAAAACAACGTCGTCATCAACGTCAACGGCGGCGACCCCGCCGCAGTGGTCGAGCAGCTGCGCAAGTACTACCGGCAGAACGGCCCGCTACCGTTCGCCACCTACACGGCATGACGTATCCAGCAACAGTCGGCGCGCCGTATTTCACACTTTTCAAAGCAGGCACCCCCGACACCGAAATTGAAAACATCGAACAGGTCATCATTTTTAAAGGCCGGCGCCGCCCAACCGACGTCATTTCGGCGGGTACGGCCACAGTCAGCGGCCGCCGGCCCGATCTTGTCCCGACCCTACGCATTGGCGACGTCATCAAAGTCAACCTAAACTGGACGATTGACGCTTTAGACCCCAACTACTCGTTCACCTACGAATTCCGAGTCGCCGACTACACAATCGAATACGGCGTCGTTGCCGCGCTCGACAGATGGACGCTCGACCTTGAAGATGCGTTCGCCTATTTGGGACGCGTCACGCTTCAACCAACCACATTTGCGAGCGGTACAAATGTTGCTACCGCTGCCGAAACCATCGCAAACAACGCAGGTTTGACCCAACAGAACTACGGCGTCACCAATGCATTTACAAGCGCCGTGACAGTCACAAACGACAACGCACTTGACGTTTATCAAGGGCTTGTCAACACCGAAGCAGCACAAGTCATCGCCGAAGGCGACAACATCCGCTGGTTCGCCCGAAACTGGTGGCTGGAAAACAGTGATATTACGCCATTTTCAGATGACAACACTGCCGGAACCTACAAATACACCGGCTTGCGAGGCGCCAGCCTTGCAGAAAATTACGCCACCAAAGTCGTGATCCGCGTCCGCGGCGGCAGCGAAGTAGTCACCGGCGACGGCATTTTCAGCTACAACCTGGACACCTATTCATTTGACACACAACAGGCCTCATTCGCCGGTGAATGGTTCCTAGGGTCACTTGACGTTGATTTGGAAACGCCACAGATTCTTTCTGTCTTAATGAACGGCCAAGATCTTGGCGTAATTGCCCCGATTACACCGCTTGACCCGTATGGCGTGACAATCAAATTCCGAGGCGAAACCAGCAACAACCAGATCATTGGCTATCAGATCTACGGCAATCTGGATGAAACCCGCTACGACTTGTATTTGCAAAACGCCGCGTTCTATTCGTTCTTGGTGTTAGATGATGAGAATCTCGGCAAGTTGGATGAAAACAAACTAGGTTGGTGATTTATGGCTACCCCCCCTGATTTTAGTGTTGGGCAGGTTTTGACTGCGGCACACATGGACGCTGTCGGCCTCTGGCTGATTGACCAAGAAACGGTCACTGCTCAATCAACAATCACATTTGACGATGTTTTTACATCTGACTATGTCAATTATTTGATCACAGTCAATTTTTCGGCAATCAGCACAAGCACCACATTTAGGTATGTTCTGCGGTCTGCCGGGTCTAATAACGCATCAAACAACACGGTGACAACTGGCTTTTATCAAACGGTAGGCACGGCAACCGTAAACGGCGATGTTCAGGCCGCGATTACATACGGCAAATATGGGTATTCAGACACGAATGGCGCAGCCGGAACACTCAAAATGTTTCAACCCAAACTTGCCAATTACACATACGCCCATTCAGACATTTTGGGTAATAACTTTTTGGCCCATTACGACATGGTGCATCAGACCACGACGGCATACGACGGTATTCAGTTCACCACAGCATCGGGAACCATGACCGGCACTGTTCGCGTTTACGGATACAGGAACTAATGCCATGACGATTGCAAACCCACCTAAGGCGTTGATCGCACTGGTCGCGCTGATCTGCATCACCATCCTGCGCGCCCTCGATCGCATCGACCAAGCATCATTCAACGGCCTAGCCGGACTGTTAGTCGGCTACGCAGTCGGCAACGGCATGGCCGCGCATAGAGGCATCCGCGCCGAACCAATCATCGCCCCAAAAGACGACCACAATGCCAACTAGGAAGCCCTACGTCCCCGGCAAAGTCCCCGCCAAAGGCAAAAAACCAGGCACCGAAACATTCTCCCGCCTATCCCGCCGCCGCTGGAAATTCTCCAACCTCGGCACCTGGACTGTTCGCGACATGCGCAACCAGCCAGGCAAAATGTCCCAACACGCCACCGGCCGCGCCCTTGACCTCGGCTATCCCGCCACCAAAGAAGGCCGCGCCCAAGCGCTTGAGGCCTGCAACTGGTACGTCAAATATGCCGACCAGCTCGGCGTCGCCCTGATCAACGACTACCTGGCCGGCCGGTACGGCCGCACCTGGCTATGCAACCGCGCCGCTTGGCGCACCCACACCAGCAACACCATCGGCATACGCGGCCACTGGATCCACGTCGAGCTGCACGACTGGGCCGCGAACATGCCCGCCGACAAATACGAAGCACTCTGGCGCTCACTGCCGCGCCCATAGAACGCCCGCAAACGACCGCCGGACACGGTTAGCGGCGCGTAGAGTCCCCGCCTGCACTGTTTCCCCTGCGGGCGGGGACTCGCCCCGCAAATGCTCGCAAACGCGACACCCCCCTGCTAGGTTGCAAACAGTCCACAACAGTTAGGGGAACCCATGTACACCATTTTCGGCTGGATCTTCTTTTTTAGCCTCGGATTCGCGCTCGGCGCCTACACCATGATCAACACCGAAGGCGACCGCCGATGATGCCTGACACTTACGGCTACCTGCCACTAGTTTCGCAAGATCAACTGACACTGGTTCAGATCTTCGTAGATCTGGAAACAGGCCTGATCGATTCGGTACACGTCGCCACCCGCGTCGCGCCGTGGGGATCGTGGGGGCCGCCAATCAAATGCGAGAAAGACCCTGCGTAGAACACTCATGGCCGCTATTGCACTGACCATCGCTACACCCGCCCACCAGGCCGACGCCGCCTGGTCTCGAGCATTCCCTCGGGATTTCTACGAACAGCTCGGCCGATGCGAAACAGGCGGATCCCGCGGCAACCCAGCGCACAGCACCCGCAGCTATGTCGGCGCATTCGGCCACTACCGCCGCACCTGGGACCTGTTTGCTGACACCCCTAACCGCCGCGCCCACCGGCTGACCTGGGAACAGCAGGCCCGCGTCCTCGACAGGACGTTCTGGTACGGACATACTGAGAACGGACGCAAGCAGTGGGCGGTAGGTCCGTGGGGCCATGGCTGCTACCGAAAACTTCGACACCTGCATGTGCTAGTTTGCAACCACGGGAAACGCGCCGTCCGCAAATGGTGCAGAACAGGGGAAACCAATGGCTGAACAAAACAGGACAGTCGCATTCAGGCTCGAGCCGGCCGCATACAACACACTGAGCGACATGCTTGAGAACTCGGACTACAAACGCATGTCAGATCTGCTGCGCGCCATAGTGACCGAAGCCTGCCAGGACTACATCAATGACTAACCACGAATTAGTCGAAGCCATCCTGCAGCTTGCTATCCAATGCGACATTGACGGCCGCGACATGACAGCCGCCGCGCTACGCGCCGCCGCGGCCGACCTGCTTGAGCCGCACTACAGCGCCACCACCCGCGCCGCCATGGCCCTACTTAACCAGATCAGCCGGCCATGACCTGCCCAGACTGCGTTGCACTGCGACTCGAAATCAACCGGCTGGAAAACGAACGCGCCGAATTCATGCAAGGCGTCGCCGAACTACGCGCCATCATGGCAAACGTCCAAGAACAGAACAGGGGATACAAATGGGATTCAACCTCGAGGACTACGAACCAGTAGCGAGCCGCGTTCAGCGGTTCTACCAGGCGCACCCAAACGGCGCCATTCACTGCAAAATCGTCCACGACGACGGCCAGCGCGTCGTCATCAAAGCGACCGTCTGGCGCGACCTGGGCGACCCACGGCCGGCTGCGGTTGACTACGCCGAGGAAATCCTCGCTGACCGTGGCGTCAACGCCGACAGCCGGATTGAGAACTGCGCCACCAGCGCCATCGGCCGCGCCATTTCAGTGGCCGCGCATGGCCTCGGCCCGTCCGACTGGACGAAGAAACCCAGCCGCGAAGAAATGGCCAAGGTCGAGCGCCGCGAAACGGTACGCCAAGGCAACGTCACTGTTGATCAGCCCGCCAACCTGGCCAGCGACAAACAGCGCGGCATGATCAAAGGCATTTGCAAGAAACTTGGCAAACTGCCCCCACCTGGTTTGGACGGCATGACGAAGCATGAAGCCAGCGCCTACATCGACAAGCTGAAAGCAGCCGAGGCCGCGCATGACCGAGGCGACACACTCACCGAGGTCGAGGATCAAGAGCTGCGCACCGCGGCCGCGTACAGCGACGAAGAGCCTTTCTGATGTTGTGGCTGGTGTTGTACGTAGTCGGCTTCTTTGCGATGTTTCGCGCATCGGTGCGATTTGCGCGCACAGACAGCGAATACGACTGGGACATGGATGACGTTCACGACGTTGCGATGTTGACTACTGTCTCATTCGCCGTGTCATTGATTTGGCCCATAAGCCTGGTTGCTGGAATCACCATGGCATTAGTAAAAAAGGGCTACAACCGTGGTACGTGACATCCTCACAGTGTTTGCAGTGCTGATCCCGTACAGCCTGCTGGTCTATGTCCGCGGGTACCGAGACGGCACCCAATACGGCAAAGGAACTCGCAATGGTCGGTCATGACGCACCTAACAACCCGCCACAGCCGAGCGAGAAGATCTTTCAGGCGCAGGTCATCCAGATCGCCCGCATGAACGGCTGGAAAGTGTTCCACCCCGCGACGATGCGCGGCCATGACGGCACCTATCGCACCCCGCTGACAGGCGACAAAGGCTTTCCCGATCTGGTGCTGGCCCACCCGACTCGAGGTTGCATCCTGGCTGAACTCAAGACCGAGAAAGGCCGACTGTCGGCCGAACAAAAGTCCTGGGCGACTGCCCTGCAAAAGTGGGTCAACTACTACGTTTGGCGCCCTGCTGATCTTGACTACATCGCCCGACGCCTAGGCGGGGCCGCGTAAAGCCATGACCGTGCTGGATCGAGTCGCCATCATGCTGACCCGCGACGAACTACTAGAGATCCGCACCTATTCAGACGCCATCACCGACTACCGGCTGGGCCGCGGCGACCACAGCGACTATGTCCCCATCGCAGGCCATGGCGACTACGAACGACGTTTCCGAGGATGCCTTGGCGAATACGCCCTAGCGAAACACCTAGGCGTCGAATACCAGTTCACACTTGGGTTTGAGGCCGATGGCGACGTTCACGGCTATGAAGTACGCACCCGCGGCCGCCACCACTACGAACTAACAACCAACGCGAATGACAGACCCGCTGTCTATGTTCTCGCCACAACAGAAACAGATCGCATCGTCGTCCTGCACGGCTGGGCGCACCTGCACGAAACATTGATCCCAGAACGCTGGGCCGCGCACATGGCGAGACCCTGCTATCTGACACCACAAAGCCAACTGCATCCTCTCGAGCAGCTGCCCAAATAACTGAATACACCCAAGGCCACGTAGGCGGTTGCAGTCTGCTGGTGAAATACACGGGAACGTGGGTCGATGCCCCATGCCCGCAAGCCGGGTGCCAGGGGGCAAGCAGCGTACGAACGACACAAACGCGAATGGTGAAGGTCCCCGCCACGGAGAACGGCAGCCAGGTCAGACATGACCGAAATGCGGGGGGAAGGCACGCCACGCCCAACCCGCAAAGCCAGACAGCAACCGAGCGCCAGCGAGGGCGCTAGGCAAGGCCGAAGGCCGCGCAGAACCACCCTGCTACCCTCAACCACATGGCCACAGCGAAACGCCGCGAATACGACACCCCCCACTACAAACAAGCCCGCGCCCGCCTACTCGCCAGCAAACCCCTATGCCACTGGTGCGGCACACAACCAGCAACTACAGCCGACCACCTACACGAACTCGACGACGGCGGCGACTCATCATTCGAGAACCTCGTACCGGCCTGCCTTGCATGCAACAGCGCAAGAGGAAATCGATACCGCCGCGCAAAACAAAACCAAAACCGCCATTTTTTGGGCAACCCACCCCACCCCGAACCCTTTGCTGGATCTCTCTCTGGAAGCAAACAGCCGGAACTGGCCAGGATTGGCCTAGATCCTGAGGGACCGGCCGAGATCGGCAGGGAACAGCCGAGGTTGGCGACGCCTGGTTTGGGGGGACAGAGTCTTGGGCCTCGAGTCGCGGCCTGGGCTGAACGCAATCTGAATGTGACGTTGATGCCTTGGCAGCGGCAGGCTCTTGACGCGCAGTTGATGACGGATGAAGCCGGCGACTTCGTGTTTCAAGCGTCGTTGACTAGCTGCGCTAGACAGCAGGGTAAGTCGGTGGCGCTCACCAGCCTGATCGGCTTTTTCTTGACTGAGTACGCGGCCGAACTTGGCCGGCCGGTGCATGTGCTGTCAACTGCTAACAGGTTGGATCGCGCCGAAGCGATCTTCGCCAGCCTCGAGGACGTATTGAAGAACCACGACGCGAAACTGACTCATTCGTTTGGCCGTAAATCAGCCCGGCTACCTACCGGCTCGACATGGGATGTTCGGGCCGCGTCAGCACGACTAGTCGGCGGATCCTATGACCTGGTCGTCATTGACGAACTGTTCGACGTGTCGCAGGCCGCGCTTGACGAAGCGATCCGGCCGACCATGATTGCCCGCCCCAACCCGCATCTGTCCATGTGGTCCACCGCTGGCGACCAAGGATCCACAGCCATGATCAACATCCGCGAACAATGCCTAGCTGAGATTGACCAGAACGAACGCGGCACCACCTGCCTGCTCGAGTGGTCAATTCCTAATGGCGTCGATCCCCGCGACGAACGGTTCTGGCGATGGGCCAACCCGGCCCTAGGCACCACAGTCAAACTGTCAGCGTTGCGGGCCGCGTCAAAACAAGAGTCTTTCCCGCGTCAGCATCTCAACATGTGGATCACTGCCCGCGGCGCGATGCTTGACCCAGGTGTCTGGGATGCGCACCAGATCGAAGGCACCATGCCGGCCGGTGGCGTCCTCGCCATCGACTCAAGCATGGACGGTTTGCGCTACGTCGGCGTCCGCGCTGTTGCAAACGGCAAGACCATCAGCGTCAACACCGAATTCGTTTGCACCGATGAAGATCAGATGTGGGCCGAAATTGACCGCGTCATGGCCGACAAAAACGTTGCCTTAGCGATCACCCCGACGCTCGAGCTGCACCTACCGATGAAATACCAACGCCGCTACCAGATCGTCGGCTACCAAGAACTGCTGAAATACACAGTGCTGGTCAAAGCCATGATCATCGAGGGCCGCGTCAAGCACTACGGCGACCGCGCACTAGCTGAACACATGACCCGCTGCGTTGCAACGAAGACCATGAAAGGAATCGTCCTGTCCAGCCAGAAATCACCCGGCCCAATTGAGATCGCCCGCTGCGCAGTGTGGGCCATTTCCCTGGTCAGCCGACCGCAAAACAGCCAAAAACCACTACTGGTCATCACCGGCTGACATACACTGCACCCAAGGCGTACCCTGTCGTCGGGGCAGGGTCGCCCC